AAAAACAAAAAAAATTAAAAGAGATAGATGAAGAGGCAAGAAAAGGTGGAGATTGGGATATGAGTTATCAAGAAAAATACGATAAATATAGGAAGAAGGACTGATGGTAATACCAGCTATATCAAGACGGCTTTTCATGAAGGGAATCGGCGCACTCGCCGGGTCAAAGGTTCTTCCGAAAGGACTCGCCGACATCGCCGTCAAGGAGGTTGTCAAGGAAATACCCTACGCGCCGCCGTGGGTGAGCGGCATGCTCAACGCGCTGAAGGGGGTCTCTAAGGACGTGAAAGGTCTCCACGGATCGACGGCTAGGCTGACATCCTTCAAGGCCGGAAACGACGCCAACATAATTAATTTGGGATCAAAGACGGTCAAGGCGTACAAGGACACGACGGCGAAGATAAGTTATTTCAGGGTGAAGACGCCTGACTACAAGCTGGCGGATGACGCTTCCAAGGCGAGAGGGGAGAAATATCCCTCCAATTCCTGGGACGACATAACGCTGCGCGAGGAGCCGGGTGAGACAACGATAACCTTCCAGAACAAGGAGTATTCCGGAAACGACCAGCACGTCATCATTGACAAGATTAATAAGGAAACAAGGTTCGTTGACGACAACTGGAGGATGGAGTATGGCGGCGAGGACGTCGTAAAGGACGACTGGATCGAATACGCCATCACCCCGAATAAGAATGAAATCGCGCTGTCACTGAAGAAGCCATTGAAGGAGATAGACGACGCGGTAGTCGACGGCTATTCCGTCGCTGGCATGGATGAATACTACGCGGACATGTTCAGAAGCTATGTTGACTCTTTTTCGCCTTCTGGTAATATATTCGGAACAATGGACAGGATGAAAAGAATCATCCGGAAGAAGGACGCGCTGCGACTGGAAAAAATACAGAATGATATACAAGTACGAGATCTTAAGGAGAAACAAATGGCTGAATGGGAAGAGCAGTTCCGTGGAGGATTCGGCATGCACGCATACAACAAGGGAGGCGAAGTGAAATACGATTATTTTAACGACGTGGTTCCGCCATTGGAGCCTGTGGATAACTTTCAGCTAGGAGGACTCTTCGGGAAGGGCGCACAGATTGTAATCAAGAAGGGACCGAAGGTCATAGAGAAGCTCCGTGAGTTCGCGCCGGCCATCGCCGGCAAGGTGGGAATACCAAAGCTAAAGAAGCCGTGGGCCGTGTTCGACAAGAAGGGGAACCCCGTAAAGGATTTCAGGCTCAAGAAGGAAGCTGATTCATGGCTTAAAGGTGAAAAGGACGTGGAAGGGTCAGCTGAATATTATGAAGAAATAATTGATTACACGGTAGGAAAGATCAAGCCAAAACCGGTCAAGCCCGGAAAACCCGTGACGGGAAAACCGGAGGATGTTCCGGCGATGTTCTACCGCTCACGCGAGGAGATCATCAAGGGTCCCCCAATCATGAGCGGACAGCAGTGGACGGAGTTTCTTGGAAAACGTGGCATTCGGGAATCGGAAATGATGGACACGTCCATCGGACCGTGGCTGAAGGCCAACAGCGGAAAGCAGGTCTCGAAGGTCGATCTCGTGCGGAAGTTTGATTCGACCGCACCCACGTTCAAGGTGGACATCCTAGGAAAGGAACACGACATTTCACCGCGATTGAAGGAGATAGTCCAGCGGATGGATCCGCAGGCGTACTCGCCTGAGGCGGGAGGAATCATACGGTTCCTTCAGCAAGGATCAAAGAATATAGGCGATCACAAGGAGATGCCGAAGTTCCTCGCTAGCACGGATGATCTTTTCGATAAGATGTACGGAATCAAGAACGTGACGTCGGAGGGAATTCCCGCGACTAACGTAAGCGTCCCTTATGAGATAAAACAGCTGATGACGGACATGCTGGGGGCGACTAGAAGGCGCGGAGTCGGAATGGAGAGATCCGCGTTCGTTGACACGCCCAGGTGGGAAACGTCACAGGTTCTTCCTGGAGGGTCAAATTCAAGGGAGATGCTTTTCAGGTGGAAACCGAAGGGTCCGCGTACGGCGGAGCCGACATACAAATACGCTCATGAGTTTGGAGCGGCGAAACGCGATAACGCGTTCATGCAGGTACGCCTCTCCGATCGGATCGATGAGTACGGAAACAAGTTCATCTTCGTGGAGGAGATTCAGTCCGACATGCACCAGCCGATTTCGGCGGCTTTAAGAAAGATGAGAAAGCTTGAGGCGCAAGGTGACACGAGTTCAGCTGCTTACAAGGAAGCGCTTAAGAAATCGCGCTACGCGCCAAGAAAGGACGTGGAGGTCGCGACGGCTAATTTGGAGCAGATGGCGAACATACAAAGACAGATAGAAAGGCTCCTGGCGACGAATCCAAAGTCGGATAAGTTGCAGAAGCTCTACGCGGCGAAAGAGGAGATAAGGGGAATTGAAAAGGCGAAGGGCGCGGTTGGCGACCACAGCGGCGTTCCTGAAGGTCCTTTCAAGAATTCACAGGATTACATGGAATTCGCAATTAAGTATTTGCTTCGTATGGCAAAAGATGGTAAATACGACGGTGTGGCTTTTTCAACTCCGGCAATCAAGAACAGGGGATTGCTGCCGGGGGACAAAAGCTACAGGGGGAATCTAGAGGCTTATGGGCCAATTCTTAACAACGCAATCAAGAAGGTGCGTGCGAAAACAGGCGCCGACTACTTTGAAACGGCAATCCAGTCAACGCACAAGAACAGCACTGAGAAGGTCTTCTACAACGTGCCGACGCTGATGATCAAGGGAAACCCCAAAGCGGCGGAGAAGATCTCAAAAGGTCTTCCGGCGTACAAGGACGGCGGACTGGCAAAGACGGTTCCGCCTAAAAGCGGACCGGAGCCGTACGGCATTTTGAATGACGTGGTTCCACCACTAGAGGTTACATAATGGCAAAAAGAAAAAATCCAAAAAATAACATAGACAAGGCGATGGAGGCATTGCAGGGCGCACTCGACATGGATGGAGTGGGTCAGGAGATACAGCTGCCGGAACAGGTGGTTGATTTCGAATCGGACGTTGAATTGACGGAGACACCTGACGGTGGAGCCGAGGTCAATTTCGATCCGAACGCCCCCGTTGATAAGTCACAAATTCCTTTCGACGGAAACCTCGCGGATTACGTCGATGAGTCAAAGTTAGGCAAATTCTCAAGTGATTTGCTTGCAGCATTCGAAGCGGACAGGGAGTCAAGGAAGGACTGGGAAGACACCTACGTCAAAGGACTTGACATGCTCGGTTTCAAATATGAAAACCGAACCCAGCCCTTCGAAGGTGCGTCAGGGGTCGTACATCCTTTATTGGCTGAATCTGTAACGCAGTTTCAAGCCCAAGCATATAAGGAACTTCTCCCCCCAAGCGGCCCCGTACGTACCCAAGTCATCGGATTGCAGACTCCTGAAATAATGGAGCAGGCGAAACGAGTGCAGGAATTTATGAATTATCAAATCACGACGGTGATGAAGGAATTTGATCCAGAGATGGATCAGCTTCTTTTCTATCTGCCGTTGGCCGGCTCAGCGTTCAAGAAGGTCTATTATGACCCAATCTTGGCACGCGCCGTATCCAAGTTCGTAACGGGCGAGGATCTTATTATTAATTATATGGCAACGGACCTGGAATCTGCAGAACGTGTTACACACATAATAAAGATGAACAACAACGAGCTGCGTAAAATGCAGGTGAGCCAATTTTATCGCGACGTCGAGGTTCCGACAGGAACCGTCGATCCGTCGGAGGTCACCGAAAAGGTGAATACATTGGAGGGCGTGCAGAAGGAATACGCCTCCGATGATGACGAACATGAAATCCTGGAGATGCATGTCAACGCTGACGTGCCGGGATTCGAGAATGAAAACGGCATCAAGATGCCGTACATCATCACCATTGACAAGTTTTCACAAATCGTCCTGTCCATAAGAAGAAACTGGAAGGAAGATGACAAGGACGTTCACAAGACTTCTTATTTTGTACACTACAAGTTCCTCCCAGGACTGGGCTTTTACGGCTTCGGTCTCATACACATGCTGGGTGGGTTATCGCGAACAGCAACAAGTGTTTTGCGGCAGTTAATTGATGCTGGCACACTCGCGAACCTTCCAGCAGGCTTCAAGGCGCGTGGAATGCGAATACGCGACCATGACGAGCCATTGCAGCCGGGGGAATTCAGGGACGTGGACGTGACGGGAACTTCCATCAAGGAATCACTCCTTCCACTTCCTTACAAGGAGCCTTCACAGGTTCTATTCGCTTTACTGGGATTCGCGGTTGACGCGGGAAAATCATTCGCGGCGATCGCCGACATGAAGCTTGGTGAAGGGAACGAACAGAATCCGGTTGGAACCACACTCGCTTTATTGGAGCGTGGAACTAAAGTCATGAGCGCGATTCACAAGCGCTGCCATTACGCGCAGAGGGGCGAGTTCGCTCTTCTCGCAAAGGTCTTCCAGCTGTATCTTCCACCGGAATATCCTTATCAGGTTGTAGGTGGGAATAGAATGATCAAGCAGTCGGACTTTGATGACCGTGTGGACATCCTGCCGATTTCCGATCCGAACATCTTTTCAATGGCGCAGCGAATCACGCTGGCGCAGCAGCAATTACAACTGGCGACAATGGCGCCGCAGCTTCACAATATACGCGAGGCGTATCGAAGAATGTATCAGGCGATGGGGGTTGACAACGTTGACGCCATACTTAAACCTGATCCGGAGCAGCCGGAACCAACGGGGCCGGCGACTGAGAATGCAATGGCGATGAAGGGAAAAGCCCCTAAGGCGTTTCCGTTCCAGGACCATTCAGCGCACATACAAGGACATTCGGAATTCATGTTCACGCGCATGGTGCAGATCAATCCGCAGCTTTACTCAATGCTGCAGTCGCACATATCAGAGCACATTGCCCTGATGGCGGGACAGCAGATTCAGGAACAATATAAACAACAGTTTCAACAGCTGCAGCAGGCGATGCAACAGGCGCAGCAGAATCCACAGGCGCAGCAGCAAGTGCAGCAGATGCAACAACAGATGGAACAGCTGACGAACGAGATGGCGGCGAAACAGGCGCAGCTCGAAGCTAAACTGACCGCGCAACTGTCACAGGATGAAGAGGCGCGAATGAGCAAGGAGCCTAAGGATCCACTCGTGAAACTGAAGCAGCAGGAAATTGACTTGCGGGCGGCTGAAGTTCAGGCTAAGATGCAGAAAGACATGATCATGGATTCAGAGAAGATGGATCTTGAACGTGACAAGCTTGAAACACAGACAAGCATTGACATCATGAAAATGGCGACAGAAACTGATAAGCAGCAAAACGCCGAAGCAATGGCTATGATGAAGGAGAACATCATCACTTCCAGAGAGGCAATGAAGGAACAATCAAATGAAAGAATCGCAAAAAACAAGGGAAATGGACAGGGCACTAATAAAAATAAGTGACAGCATGAAGAAAATTGAGGATCTCGTTCGAAGCGAGATCAAGACTCAGGAAGACTACATGCTCGTGTGCTCGTCACTCATGGCGGTCACGCGCAACATGTATGCTGACTCCTTGGGACCGCACGACACGGCAAGAATGTTCCAGGCGGTAGCCGACAGTTTCCACGCCGTTGAGGAATTCTTAGGTCAATTCAGGCCTGAAGAAAAACCAACCATACATTAGGAGATATCATGCCGTTCAAGTCAGAAAAACAAAGAAAGTACTTATGGGCGAAAGAGCCTCAGATCGCCGAGAAGTGGACGAAAGAGCATGGAAGCAAGATAGTTAAGAATAAAGGGGGCGTTGTAAGCCCCAAAGGAATGGGACTTCGGTCCAGATGGCTAAAGGAGGAAAAATAAATGCCAACAGTAGGAAGTAAAAAGTTTCCCTATACGTCTTCAGGCGTCAAACAGGCGCAGGATTTTGCCAAGAATACAGGGCAGAAACTGCAGATGACTAAAAAAGGGGGAAAGGTCAAGAAGCTTAAGAAAGGCGGAAAGACCAAGAGGAAACACCATGGAGGTCGAGTAAGTGGTGGGATGAAAGATAAACAATGTTAACAAGGAGGTAGACATGAATTTATTAAAAGATTTATGGGGACATCTCAAAGAATGGAATGAATGGAAATTGAAGGACTGGATAAAAGCCGGAATTTTAGTGGTCATAATTCTTGTTGTCCTTAAAATCATAATTTTACCGGGTGCATAATGGCATCACGCGACGAAAGAAAAGCGCGCAATATTTATAATGAATCTCTGCGGCGTGCACAGGCGGGAGACACGAGTTCCTACGTTCAAGGAGAAATGCAACGCTATGGAATCAGTGATCCTTCCACGGCGCCGTTCAGGGGTTCAGGTGCAGGCAATTTAAACCCGGCAATAGACGCCGGAAAAAACTACATAGGCGGTTTGTGGGGTGGTGCTCAGAGAGGCCTTGACGCCTTGACGCAAGGGGTTGCGATGGCCAATGAGAACGAGAGTTGGTTCAGGAGGAATGCTCCCAATACTAAACGACACGCTGGCGTTCCAATGAACGTGCGTGAATCGGTCATGACGGACCGCGGCAAGGCTTTTTATGACAAGTACGTAAAACTAGCCGGATTGATTCCTGATGAAAAACAGTATTACCTGGATCAGGCGGACACGGCGCGAAGAAACCTGCAGATTACAAAAAGAATTAATTACGGCATGGGAGAGCTCGGCCTGGATGAAACACCTTTCAAGGGGTATGAATCCTATCATGATGGTTCGCGCTTCGACATCGACAGGTTCAGCGAAGCGATGTCCGAGTACCTACCCGGAGGGGAAGAGATCACGGAAGACCTGACGGATACAATCATTTCCCCTGACGAAATTGAAGATGAAATCGATGAAGTAAGTGATTTGGATTTATTCGAACCATTTTTAGAAAATGCTCCAATTGATACTGCACATTTATACCCATATCATGGAAGAGGAGAATTATCCGAAGATTTTGATTATGGTCAATTCCCATCCGGTGTTGATGAAGTGGATGACTCTATCAAGGAACTTATTTATACTGACGGGATCAAGGAACTTATTTATACTGACGGGACCCCAACAGGTTACAATATCAAGGGTGAAAAAATAATTGAAGAAACACCAGCACTGACGATAGAAGAATTAAAAGAAAAACTGTCTTCAGGTGAAATTAAAATAGAAACAGGAATTATTGATTTTGAACCTTCGTCTGTAACGGAAGAAAATAATATTATACAAGATGCTGTGGAAAA